GACATCATGCTCTGGATAGGTGTGTAATCAAACTTCAACAGTGCCCGAGAAAGCTCAATGGGTGCTGTCTCACCAGTGATCTTGTTCTCGTCGTAAAGCTTGAAAAGATCGAGCGTCCCTGCCTGACCGACATTTGCGTCAGTTGCGCGGAAGGATGACCCCACGATCTTATTCGTGATGTACGTGTCTTTGCTAGATGAAAGTGCTAAGTACATTTGGCCTCCTATGCAACGTTACCAATGATGTCTGTATCAGGATATCTTACTTCAAAGATGCCACCAGGCGGTGGTACAATGAGACCATTTAAAGTGTTCTGTGTCACATTGAATATAACATCACTGTACTGTGTACCGCTGATATTTCCTGACACATTGATAAATGTGAGATCTGACACAGATAAGACTCCATTCGTGTTGAGGAGAATGTTCATGATGTCAGAAGTTGAAATAGGCTGATCTAGTTGGAAGTTTTTGATGTTGAAGTAGTCTTTCAAAGATTGATTGATCGTTTGCAGTGTTGTGTTCTTGACTGCAGTTGAGCTAAGAACAACCGTGTACTTCACACGAATGTTGACAATTGGTGCGTCGACGATGTCAACACCATCTGAGATGAGTCTAAACTCATTCAGGTACTTACTTAGATTGATCTTCAGCGTGTCAGGTGACAGCACAAGAAGACCGCTGCTATTTCTACTGACAACATACATCAGAGTTGAGAGTGGATTGACAGGATTTGGTCTGAATCCCACTCGGTAGACGCGTCCAAAATTTGATGGCATCGTGTAGATGCGCGCCATCGCATCTTGCTTAGTGACGATTCTATTCTGTGCATTCGCATAATCAAGTGCTATTGCACGAAGATCTTCAAGCGATAGAGCATCCTCACCGCCTGCTGCGATTTCTGTGTTGTCAACTTCAAATGTTGCACGAATCGTTGCTGCTATGCTTGATGGTGTTGAAGGAGGAAACTTGTGCACCAGCTTATTGATAGAATTGATAGATCCTGCACCGACGTTATTATTCAGACCACCGCCGTAACGATAAGTCACTGTTATTGTTGTGTTGGACGGTGTGATACCCAAGCTTCTTGTCTGTAGAAGGGTATTGGGATCGATTGTAATCTTATTGAACGTCCTCTTGCCACCGTAAAGAGGGAGTGCAAGCTCTGATGGGTCTGGGATGATGTCGTCATCAAGTGAGCTCGCATCACCCGAACCAAACGTGATTGTCGTCTTTCCTGACACTCTGCTAGAAGCTGTGATGAATCGTCTTGGCGCGGGTATAAGCGTCAGTGCATCTTGAACAAGATCACGATCACTTGCTGTGTTGTCAATCGCCTTGTAGACAACATCGTGTGTCAAAGATTCGACTTCGTAGTATTGATTTCCATCGAGGTCGACGACACTCACGATCTCTGACACATTCTGGTTTGAGAGAGTGATGCTGCGAAATGGGACAAGTGAGCTGTCGATAGCGAAGCTCTCAGATGCAACTCTTCCTGACGAGCAAAGCCCCACGGTTTTCACAACAAAACGTGTAGGATTTCCAAGTGCGTCTTGTGAAAAGATCTTATAGACTGCTGTGAGATTTCCATTAGCATCTACTTTACCAAAGTCGAGATCTTCTGTGAGCTCAAAAATAATCCCCGAGTTTGAGGTCACCTGTGTTCCTGACTGGATGATTGGAAGGTACTGCTTGTTGGGAGAGTAGATTCCATTCACGTTTACTGCTGGAACAACTGCATAGAAGTTGACGTTAAGAATGGCAGGAGACGCTCCTCCGATCTTGACGCCTGCTCTTCTCACGAGACGCTCTACGTTGTTGACGTCTGTGGCAGTTGCAAGGTCGAGCTCATTGAACTGGTAGTCTAGGTAGTAGGAGAGCACGTCACCTGTGTATGCTGCCATGTCAATGAACATGCCTGCAACAGAGCTCTCTGAGACGTCTTTGATCTGGTCAGAATAGTAGTTCTTTGCGTAGGATGCAAGAGCATCACGGAGGCCGTCAAAGTCCTTGCCCAGGTAGGATCTCTGCCGCTGTTGCCGTATTTTCTGCTGTATTGTGGCCATTATCCCATCACCTCGAGAATGATCTTAACTTTCTGGTTGGATGCGCCTATCTTTGGAACGCTGTAGTTGACGATGATCTGGTACTTTGCATATCCATTTCTATCAGAAGGAATGTTCTGCATGTCGAAAGTATCAAGTGACACAAAAGGCATGTATTTCTCTACTGATCTCATTATAGACTGCATTGCTACAGTCTCAACGTCTGCACCTGTAGTAAATTCTGATAAAACAGCGCTTAGATTTCCGCCATAGTCATACAAACCTAGACGTTCTCCGTAGTTTGTCATGATCATGTTTCTAAGATTATCTTGAACCTGTACGGGCACCGATGTGTTCATCTGGTATGGGTTGCCATTCCCACCCAGTGACATCGGTGTCTTGATTCCGATTGGAAAGACAGGAACACTAGTAGCAGCTTGTCTAAGCTGCTGTGTTGTTGTACCAATGCTTTTAAAGCTACGCTCTGCCATCTCAGCTTATAAGTATAGTGCTATTAAGATCCCACAATCTTTTGGGATTTGATTGTCTGTAGATTCTGCTGAATTGATAGCATTTTGGTTTTTATTGCTATTTCAGATGCTGGTGTCACTGTTACAGTTGGAATACTTAACTGTAAGGTTGTTGCTATATCAAGAATGTTGTTGATTATTGAATTGAATTCATCATATCTAAGGTAAGCCTGGTCTGACTCTGTGCCTGCAAGATACACCTTGGCACCGTCACCTGGAACAACTACGATGTCACCGTTTGTTCGAATAACAACACTGGCTTTCGTATTTTCTGATGTTATCTTCACATCGGATCTTGCGACAATTCTTACCTGATCGCTCTTGACTACAGCACTCGGCGCAGGACCACTACCACCGATGCCACTTATTGAGATTGCAAAATCACTGTCAACGTTCTCATTCACGCCTAGATACAGGCGTGATTTGTCATTGATTAAGTCAGTCGGACCGTCAGATGTAGCTGCTTTTGTCTTATCAACTTCTTGGTTGTTTCTTGTATTGACGACAGCAGGATTTTTTAGAGCATGTCCTGCGACAATGTCTACGATTCCACGATTTGCTTGGTTTGTTGCTGATGCCGCTGTGCCAAGTGTGATAGAAGAGTTATTTGATCCCTGTATGACAAAGTCACCTGGCTTTCTAACAAGCCTTGGGACAGCTTCAGGCGCAAAGTCTTGCTGATATGAGACAGATCGCTGGATGATCTTATCGTCTGTATTTGATGAGCCTATCGTCGCTGTGTAGATTGAGTTCGTGCTTCCCTGTGGGAAGTTATTGACGTTCTGTGTTACGCCGTTGAATGCATCTTTTGCTGATGGGTTTCCACCTACATCACGGTTGACGACACGTGCAACAAATGTATAGTTTGTGTCTTCTGACTGATAGTCACCGACACGTCGACAGACCCAGTAGTACACATGTCCATCTGATATTATCCAGACTTCTTCAGTGGGCTTAAGCGGCAGGCATAGATGTGGTGGAAAGAAAGGATAGGCAATGTGATTATCCAGTCGACCCGACCCGAGGATCTGGCACCAGATTGAGTTTATTGGCATCCTATCGACTAGCGCACCTGCATCAACAGCTGTCTTTATTACAGCTTTTTGCTCATCGCTCAAAGATCTTGGATCTGGAAAGAAATCAATAACTTTAGCGACAAGATAGGGATTAGACTTTCCTACGCCTACAGACTCTGATGAGACATCTTGTCGTGGAAGTAGGACATTACCTCCGACTCTTGTGAAGACACTCATTAGTCCTCACCGATCTTGTCGTAGATTGCATCCATGCTCATCTCTTTGCTTTCCTCATTAGCGATGAGCTCTGCAAGCTTTAGGATCTGGTCGTTTGCGCGTGACATTCTCTCAATGTACTTGGCGACGACTGGTCCCAAGATATTATGATTTGCAGAGTTACCCTTCACTTGCATGAGAACATCTGTGAAGAGGATTCCCGCATTCTCACGATCATTGACAGCATTCTCGTAGATCTCTCTCCACAACATCTTCTTCTTATCTTCGGTCGATGTTAGGTTGTCAAGAATGTCTGAGAACTGCTTGATCTTCTTTTCTTTATCGTTGAGGGAGTTGAGTGCTTTTGAGTTATCAGACACGGGTCACCTCTTTAGAAAATATCATACTCACCTGTTAACATGAGATCTTTATAGCGCTTTCTGATGCTTGACATTGAAATCGAAAGCTGCTTAGGTGTGAGTCCTGTGATGTCTCTAACATAGACAAATATGGCTCTCTTATTTAAGATCTCAACGTCTTCGATCTCATTGAAGATCTTCTTGATCGCCTCGATGCACTTGATCTCATTCTCACAAGACATGTCAGATCTAATGTCCTCGAGAAGCGCAAATATGCTCAATGTCGTTCCTTCACGTACAAGATTGGCATCCTGTGCCTGCTCAACAGAGTAGTTCTCAAGGTCAAGAAGCTCGATCTCGTTGATCGCCTCTTTGTCATCGATGCTGCACATCCGCTTGGCTTGTTTTGCACGTTGACGACTCTTGACAATCAGCCAGTTCTTAGCAACCACGTTAAAGTAACTGAATGCTTTAGTTCCACGTGATGCATCAAACTTCTTAAGGGTCTCAAATAGAAATGTGACACAGTCGGACTTTAAGTCGTCAAAGCTGCCGTGTGTTACATTAAAACCTTGGATGAAGATGAGATTTTCAACTAGCTTGTCAAAAGCAGGTAATATCTCTTGGATGTAGATCTTCTCTCGACTGTGATCATCATCTTCATGTTGAAATCTAACGATAGCATCATGAGTGCCTGCGTGGAAATACATCTTCATGCTAGGTCGCGAAGATGACTTAGCGATCTTCTTCTTGTGTGTCATCTTCTCTTCCTGTTGTTTTTGTTAGATTATTGGCAACTTTAAGAATCACTGCGCGCGAGATCTCAATCTCCTCGATGACCTGTCGAACCTCAACCGAGTCGAAGAAAACAGGAATCTCGAGGATCTTAGATATCCTCTCATAGCTTTTGTCGAGTTCATCAAGTGATTCCTCGACTGCATCTTCAAAACTGATTATTAGTTTTCCAAACTTGTAGTTATAGTACACAGAGATAGCTAGAAGTACTACAAGAATGGCGCAAAGCAGAGAGAGAAAAACAAACATACTCACCTCAGCTCTAAAGAGTCTACAAGAGTCACATATTGTTTAAGTATCGCATCTCTTGAGAAATTGTCGCGACATTTAACAGCTAGGTCTTTGGCCCACTGTTTTGGCATTTGATAATTGTTCCTAAACTTTAGAATCTTCTTCTTGAAGTCTGCCTCAAGTGGCTGTGCCCACTTAGTTCCCTGAATGAAGATTGCACCGTCAACTCTCGTGTTTGGAAGGTCAACTAGCGTGTAGTCGATTCCAATGTATTTACCAAGGTTCAAAAAGTCAAGATGTCCTGACCAGTTTGTCACTACAACTGGAAGTTCAGATGCAGCTGCTTCAAGAATCGGTAGTCCAAATCCCTCACCTCTTGTCAAGTTTATCAGACACTTGACGCTTGGGATCCTGTATAGTGCAGCGACTTCACTTGATGTCATATTGCCGTGGATCAAGTGGACTTTTGGAAACTGACCTTGGCGATTCTGCTTTATGAAGTTCTTGATAGTGTCAGCAGTCATCTTCCTGTCGATCTTGGTGCCACGTCCCAGGTTTGTCTTTAAGACAATGCCGACGTCTTTGTCGTCCTTGAATGCATCAAACAGCCACTTTAGCGTGTCTTGGATGTTCTTTCTATCGTCAAGAGAGTTTTGTGCTGTCATCTGTGAAACGATCAGCACATTAAAGCTTGTCTGGAGTGGGATATTGATGCTTGGAACGCTCTCATCCACTTCTGGGATGTACCACTCACCGATGACATGGATTGGTGTCTTTACATCACCTGACGCGAGAAGTGTCTGCTTGACGTGAGCCGTAGGAACGATGACAACTGACATCTTGTTGACTGCGTCGATCCAAGCTGGATTGCATCGATCTGTCTCAACTGCTGCTGTCACACCAATATTGAACTTTGCAATATTTGGGTCCCACTCATTTGGGAGCTGGACCTGTATTGAGATATCAAATCCATTGTTCTGGTTGGTGGATCGACGCATGATCTCGCCGATCAGGCCATTCTCATCAGTTGGATTGATGTGCCAAGATGTGTTGCCCCAGTTAAGGATCTGGGTCTGGACATTCCACGTCTCGATCGACTTTGCCCACTGGAAGACTTGACGAGAGTGGACACCATAACCAGAGACACTCAACAGTGGTGCTCTCACAATGACAGATTTCATAGTGTGGTGACCTCCCAAGGATTGCTTCTACTGCGCCAGTTCTCGATTGCTTCTTTCATCGTGTCGTGCCAGTCGTCGATTGTCTTTTGGTATGAGAACTCAGAAAGAGCATAGTTCCTTACCTTTTGCCGTAGTGCAATCTTATCATCAGGTGACATCTTGAACATCTTGTATAGACCATTTGCTGTCGTCTCTACAGTCACATAATCCTCATAGATGAAGGGGACAAGCTGTGATCCCACTAGAGTCTTGCACTCAACAGGAAGCGCGACACCATTCTCTGATCCGTCTCTATGGTCAACGACCTGCCGTGTTAAGCCGCCTGTCTTGACGGCAGCGATTGGTGTGCCTGCCTGCATTGCTTCAAGAGTACCGAGTCCAAATCCCTCTGCGTAGGAGATGTTGATGCAGACGTCAGAGATATTGTAGAGAATGTTCATCTTGTCAAAGTCAATACGCTCTCTTGAGAAGAAGACGTTGTCAACGATGCCAAGTTCTTCAGCTACAGCAAATAGGTTTGGACCCTCTTGATCATTTGGATCAGTGTGCATGATCAGTGTTGCTTTCTTGTGTCCATCCTGGGCCTGCATGTTATCAAGCATCAGCTTCCAAGAGTGAAGGACGTCTGATGCACGCTTCCGCCGTGCGTTCCTGTTGACCCAGATGCCAACAAAGTGATCCTGTCTGTTGGGTCCCAAGATGTTCTTCTTGAACATCATTCTTTGATTTTCATCAAATGGGAAGAACATTTCACCTGGGATGGCATGTGGGATGAAGTTTGTCTTATCTGGGAACTTGTCCTTCAGCATCTCATATGTCATGTGAGAGTGACAGTTAATCAGGTCAGTTGACTGATACAGCGTCTCATTAAACTTAGGATAAGGATAGTTGTCCCAAACATGCCACCACAGAATGGGACACATCTGGTGGACCTCGTCTTCCATCTCAAAGAGCCAGATGAAGAATCTTGGATCTGTAAAGATCAGGATGGCATCTGGCTTCTCAGTTGCAAGAGTGACACGGATCATGTCACGGCTTCCAAAACCGTCGATTGGCTTGATGATGAAATCCTCATTGACTACAACAGTCCTGTAGTCTGAGTGCTTCATAGCTGCGCCAAATTGACGGAATGTCCACTCACCCTTCTTGATCAAGCCTGATAGAAGGTGTCGAGTCTGTGTTCCGACTCCTGATGTTGACAGTGCGTGGTCCGATAGGACGATGATTTTCTTCTTCTGCATGTGGATATTTGAATATTATCCACCTATTTATAGGTGGTAAACGCTGCATATTCACTTGATCCTGTGCAGTGCTCAGTATTCTTGAAGTCACAGTAAGTGCAAGACATCCTGTTCTTGAGTGGCTTTCCTGCCTTGACGTCAGAGATCATTGAGTTGACCATCTTGGTCGCTTTCTCAAATACTTTTGGTCCGACTGAGACTTCAACAAGCTCACACGACTTACCTGGCTTTGTTCCACGCTTGAGCAGAACGAAGCCACACTTGATCTCCTTTGGATCGATCTCAAACTTACGATGGCAGAAGTACTTATAGAGTGCAATCTGCGCCTGGTAGATGAAGTCTCTCTTCTTTTCTGTAGACCAACCTCTTGCAGATGTTGTCTTCCAGTCGATGATCCAAAGAATCTCCTTACCACGGGAGTTCTTGGCTCGGATCATACCGTCTACAAAACCCTTGAACTTGACATCGTTGCCTGGAATCTCCTCGTAGAGCTCGTGTTCCGACGCCATGAACGTCCACTCAGGAAACGTCTCATCGAGGAACTTTGGCACCTCATCTAGGATCTGTTGCGCTTCTTTGATCCACTGTGCAGGATCACCAAAGTTCTTTTCCTGCCATGTCTTTGTGAACGATGAAGACATTCGCTCGATGTTGAACGTCTTGTGCTCAAGGTAGTCTTCGAGCTCAGCATGGACGATTGTGCCAAAATCAATCTGCGGGCTGGGTTTGAACTTGTCGATCTTGTCGATGTAGACGAGCTTGTGCCGCCATGGACACTCCTTCCATGTCTTGACTTCTGAGTATGAAACGTGAGGCTTGCCAGTTGGGAATGTAGTCACATCTACATTTTATGACTAACTTCTTTTATTTACATACTCAAGATCGGCTTCATACATGAGCTTGGCAAGATTCTTGAAGGTGGTCTTCGGCCTCCAGCCGAGCTTCTCTCTTGCTTTTGTGTAGTCACCCTCAAGCCAAGGTACTTCGTGTGGTCGCTTGAGTCTTTCATCGATCACAAGATGACGTTCAACATCTAGCCCAGCAATCTCGAAGACTTCTTCAAGAAACTCTCGCACAGTGTGGGTCTCACCTGTCGCGACAACGTAGTCATCAGGTTTATCTTGTTGAAGCATGAGCCACATCGCCTCGACGTAGTCCTTGGCGTATCCCCAGTCACGCCGTGCGTCGAGGTTACCGAGCGTGATCTTGTCCTGTAGACCAAGCTTGATTCGTGCTGCAGCGAGTGTGATCTTGCGGGTGACGAATGTCTCACCACGTCGGGGACTCTCGTGGTTGAAGAGGATCCCTGCAGAGGCGTGGAGTCCGTAGCCCTCACGGTAGTTTCGTGTGAGACCATGGGCAAAGACCTTGGCACATGCGTATGGTGAGGCTGGCATGAGACGTGTCTCTTCGTTCTGTGGGTGTTCTGGGTTATCACCATACATCTCAGAAGATGAAGCCTGATAGAATCTGCAGTCCGGTTGCATGATTCGAATGCATTCAAGGAGTCTGAGTGGGCCCATTGCTACTGCATCAACTGTCTCTTCAGGAACTTCAAAAGAGACCCTGACATGTGATTGGGCGGCAAGATTGTAGACTTCATCAAATTTTTGGTCTGAAAAAAGACGGTAGAAAGCTCCAACATCATTCATTGAGCCATAGACAAGTTGGAAACTTGGGTGTGCAAGAAAGTGATTGATCCTATCAGTAGAAAGCAAAGAAGTTCTACGCTTCATGCCGACCACCTTGTATCCCTTGCTGAGAAGGTATTCAGCAAGGTATGACCCATCTTGTCCTGTAACTCCAGTTATGAGTGCCGTTTTCATGGTTTTAATGCTTCCACATTTAAACTCATAAGCGTACCACTATCTTTTTGCATGTGTGGTAAATAACATTGACTATAATCATCAATATGCGAATGTTCTGTGGTTCGCCATTCATAGCGTTTTACATTATAAAATCCAACTTCATTTAAGACTTTCTGCAAGAAATCAAATGTAAATATTACTTTATGAAAATCATATTCATTTCTTTGTCCTCCACAAACAAGACCCATAACTTGTTCTAGGTTTCTGTTGTGTCCATAGTAATTCACAACTGCATCAAAATCTGGGACTGCAATTCTAATTCGACCACCACATCTAAGTTTTGAAAACCATGTCATAAGAACATCTTTAATTTCATGTCGACTAAAATGTTCTAAACAGTGACAAGCATAAATAAGATCTGCTGTGCCGGGTTCTAGTGATGTAAGTTTTGATATGTCATCAATTAAATCTACGGCGTCAGTTTTGACACAATCAATGTTCAAAAAACCCGGCAGATGTTTATTACCACAGCCCAAATGATATTTCATAGCTAAATCATAACACCACGAACTTTAGGGTATCTATCTTGGAATGACTTTATTGTCTCTCGCAAACCTTCTCGCAGCGGTGTATACTCACCTTTCCATCCAAGCGAGAGGAGCTTCTCATTCGAAGAAGGCTTCTGGTACTGACCGTCAGGCTTGCTCCTGTCAAAATTTCCTCCACCCTCGTAGCCAATCTCTTCGGCAATCATGTGTGCTAGCGCCATGATCGAGATCTGTTCTGGATTTCCGATGTTGACCGGCTCTGCTCCATCGTAGTTTTCAGAGAGCCAAAGGATGATCTTTGCAGCATCACGAGCAAATGTGAACTCTCGCAGCGGCTTCCCGCTCCCCCAAATGTTCACGTGGTCGTGTCCAAAGATCTTGGCTTCATGGAACTTTCGGATGAGAGCTGGAATAACATGTCCGCTGCTCAGGTCGTAGTTGTCATTTACACCATAGAGATTGTTCGGAATCACGGTGATGAAGTTGCAACCGTGCTGCTGACGGTATGCCCTGCTCTGAACTTCCAGCATCCTCTTTGCGTATGCGTACCCGAAGTTCGACTGGTGTGGTGGCCCGAGGTGAAGCTGATCCTCAGTAAGTGGATACTTCACGTATGCTGCATCCGGATAGATGCAGGTTGAGAGGACAGATACGAGCTTGAGACCGTCATTCTTGCACGCTTCAAGCACATTCATGTTCATCTGGACATTGTCATCAAAGAAGTCCGCAACAAAGTCGGTATTCGCTTTCACGCCGCCGACTCTTGCTGCGCAGTGAATGACAGTGTCAATCCTACCAGGCTCAAGATTTAAGATGGCATGATTGGACTCGGTGAGATCGCAGTCTTTGGAGCTTAGTGAGATTGAATCAGGACGTTCACGAATAATCTCGCTTCCAAGGAGGCCGGTGGCCCCTGTGACAAGATGCTTTCTGGATGCTCTCATTCCCATGGCCTTTTAATATGACGTCCCCAACCGATGTGTCTAACGTAGCCCGTAGGGTCAGAAGTTATAGCAGAGAAAATTCCTCTTTCTTGATACAACTTGTTGATGTTATACTCACACTCAGTCGTGAAATTCGTGAGCGGGCAGAACATCATTGCATGGTTAGTGCTTCTTAAACCCGGATTGAAAGTGAATCCACCCCATGAGTAACTTCCATATCTAAAATCTCTGCTCATCTCAAGTCCATGCTTTCCGACAACGATTGGATGATTGTTCGTGTCATGATGAGACCGAAGCCAAACGGTGAACATCTTTGGATCTTTTCTTAGAAGATCAAATGAAGCTTCAATGAACCCTGGTTTGTAGAATTCCCAATCTTCTTCGCAATGAAAGATGTAGTCAGTCTTTACTCTAGAATACGCTCTTTCAATCGAAGCTGACTGACCTATGTTCTTCTCATTGTAGAGGAGCGTCACTTTTCCCGGAATGATTCCATAACAAAAATCATTGATTCCATGAATGCCAGAGTCTTCAACAATTATGAATTCTTCTATTGGGTACGTGTTGCATGCTAGAAACGAAAGCATTGTGTGTCTCAGCAAATCAGGTCTATTGCAAGATGTGATAACCACGGTGACTTTGTTCAAAATAGACGAGTTTCTACGAGCAAGAGAATCATCAAAGACTTCATTCACGTCATAACAATGAAAGTATTTCTCATCTCGTTTGAGACCAACATGATCGAACCACTTATTGACATCTCCACGAGTCATTTTGACATTTGAGAAGTACTCCCATGACTGGATTGCGTAGTGATTCAACCATGCCTCTTCGCAAATTTTTGTCGCTCCTGTAACTTGGCACTTGTGAACGTCAATAGAGACTAAATCTTTGATCTTTACGATATACTTCATGCCGTAATACCCGACAGAAGGATCGTTGTCCATTTTAGCTCTATACGTGAAAGATTCTACAATGCTTCTAGGTTGAAGCAAATGACCCGACGATCCAAAGTGCTTCCACTTGATTATCAGTTGAGAGTAGCTTTCATTTTCTGAAAGAAAGCTTTTAACGCTGCTACCCCTTTCAAGGAAAAAGAACTCATCTAAATCAAAAATTGCCAGCCACTTACACTCTCTGGCAGCTTCTGAAAGATGATTACGATATATCTCGATCTGACGACCGACTTGCTGAGAAGCAATTGAGTTTCGATAAAGAGTAACTTTTCCGCTTTCGATAAAGACGTTTATCAGCGGAAGAAAATTGTCAGTGCTGCCATCATCTATTAGATAGATGTGGTCAAAACCGCTTGAAAGATAATGAGTTATCCATTCTCGAAGAGCATGTGATTCATTTTTGAACACTGCTGCAACAGCTACCTCATGCTTGTAATTTATCATATGAATTTAACGCCCTCAAATCTTGGAAATTCTTCTATCGATTTATGCAGGTGTAAAGCAACCGTTGGAAAGCGTTGCTTGATATGATCCCATCTCTCAGGAGTTGCATACCCGGGATGCAGAGTGTTGACATCATTTTTCACGTCTATCAGATAACGATTGAGATGAGATTCATCATGCCAGATAGCGACGACTCTATTTCTAAGATCAGCGTCGACAGCGTCGTCTAACTTTTGCACCATTTTAGAGAATTCTTCTGACTTCGCTCCCCAGAGACATCCCTGCCAATACGTTCCAAGATCATCTTTGTCAGAAACGCAAGCAGCGCTCAATGGGTTCCTGTCGAAAGTTGCTTTGCTGGGTTCGAACACGAATCCAGGATGCTGGACCCCGAAGTGCTTCTTTCCGTTGAAAAGATCGCTTTCTGATACTTTTGATTGAAAAATCAGATCAGCATCAATGAAAACGCAGTTTTCGGAAGCTGCGATCTCATTCATAGCTTGGTTCATGAACTTGAACCTCAGAAGAGTCACGAATGGCCACGGAAGGTGATTGATCTTGTAGACGTTCATGTCAGAAGGCCAGTTCGCGAACTGGTCATGATCTGTGAAAACATGAAATCTAATTTCTGATTCATTCAGAAAATGAGATTTTGTAGCATTGTAGTAGTCGGGAAGGAAGTTGATGTACCTCCCAGTCCCAATAAAGACAACGGACGTCTTCAAATTATCTCCCATCCATCGCAGTAGATGTCTTTCCAAATCTTAGGACCGTTTGGTCCGAACCACACGCTCGGAGCAATAACTCTCCCTCTTTTCTGGTGAGGCCCGAGGTAAGCTCCCCACCATGAAAATGAACTGTTAGCGATGATTGAGTGTCTTGCTTGAGTCATCATCTGGAGTTCATCAATGTCTGTTTGTTCTTCGCAGATAATAACATCTCTATTTAATCGCCATCTCTCAAGATTTCCAGATTTAGTAAGCCACTGTTTATCATCTGTGAACACAATGATTTTTTTTGGATCGATTAGCTCGATTGCTTGATCATAATAGTCTGTGTCAGAAAGACATGTATGTGTAGTCTTAAGATCAACATAATCTCCTCTTCTTATATGAAGGCTTGTAAAATCTTCACTTAAGTTAGGGATCTTATTTCTAAATTTAAACTGGTTGATGACCTTGCTACGACAGTGGTGCCAGTATTTTTCTGTTTGAAAATAACCTGTGATGTCAACACTATCAGGTAACGAGAAAACATCATCATTAAAGTCAAATCTACGTTCTGTGTAATGATACTCAACTTCTACGGGTTTTAAGAGCTGTTTGCCGATATTGATGTTAAAACATTCCCATAGGCGGCCTGGCGAATATCCAAAATCATAACCAGTACACTCAGATATTCCAACAAGAACTGCATACTGGAACATCTGGTTGCCTAGCCTTCCATAATTTCCAATTTTCTGATATGTTATCATATAATGATCTCATAAATGGATCTCTTTCTAATTAGTTGATCAACTCTTTGCTGGTCTGAAGCGTTAATAACATCATCACTAATTGGATTCCAACGATTATAGACATACAAAACGTTGGGAATGTACGCGAATCTCTTGCCAGACATTTCGAGCATTGGAATCATAAATGCGACATCCCATCCTGTCTTAAAGTAAGTTCCATCATCATCTCTAAGATCTTCATCTTTTATTGAATGCCACAGCTTACTTTTAAAAGTCCTTAGATGACTAGAAATAAACGGGTATTGGCGATATGACCTGTTCTCAACAACTTCTGCTGGGAAAACTCTTGGAAAAGATAGCTCTCCCGTGGGCCACTGAATGAAGCTGCCATATGTCAGCATGACGTCTGTGTTCTCATAGTATTGTGCAACCTGCTCAAGTGAGTATTCACAGAAGAGGTAGTCATCACCATCGACTACCAGTAGAACAGATTCAGGATCTTCTTTTGATTTTAAATACTTGAATCCGTCGACGATGTTTGTTAGAGCTTTTCTATTTGAATCGTTGTGTACAACGTGAAAACGTTTGTCTCCAAATCTCTCAATAAAGTCATCAATCATTTTGCCTGTTCTATCAGTAGACGCATCATTGTAGATGACGCATTCATAGTCTGTGTGTGTTTGTGTCTTTATTGAGAGAAGACAACGCTGTATCCATTGTTCTGTGTTATAAGTCGGAACAACAATCTTAAATCTTGTTGTCAAGCGCGCTCCTTGTTTGTCGACGTATTTCGCCTGTAGCAGTAGGGTGTCTCAGCGAGAACAGATGTTTTCCTTAAGATCGATGTCACTCTAAAATTAAAGTCGCTATCTTCGCTCAAGAGCGTTCTCAGCCCCTGGTCTGGTGGATTGAACCTGATTCCCATATCCCAGATCGCCTTATAGAAGAAAGCACTGACACCTGCTGTTTCAAAGTCACCTGTGTAGTAGTGGTTTATTCTAGGCGAGTGATATCCTAGCATGACTAGCTTTGCAATATCATCAGGTCCGCCTACTTTCATCACTGGAGGGGTGCGATAGTCTTCTCTCGCTCTAGTGACTTCTTCTTCGCTCCAGCAATGAATGAATCCACATAGATTATGAAGCGTGTCGGTCTGGATTAGACATGCCAGCTGTCGATCTATCCTGTCAGGTAGTGAAATATCATCTGCAT